TTATCGTCGAAGCGGCCGGTCGTTTATCGGAGGTTGATGCAGCTAATCGATGGCGCGCAACCGTCCGTTAAGGCGATCGACCTGTTCATGAAGCGTGAAGGTTTGATTACGGCGCAAGTGGCGGTAGAGACGAAGGACGCGGGAGCTGCCCGATCCAACGAGGAAATCGCGGCAGAAATCGAGGAAATTGACGAACTATTGGCGGAAGATAAATAAACGGAGGGAGGTCGGTTATTATCGCGTGGATCGATGGACAATGGCTCGAACGTGAAGCGCGGGCCGACCGAATTACTCTACTCCGCGAAAGAGGGCGGAAGCTTCACGCGCTGATTAAGGCGGGCAAGGCAACGGAATATCACGTAGAAACGTATCAGGCGACGGTGGCGGAACTACGGCGGCTAGTACGGATTCATCGCGCAGAAGAAGACGTCGCCTATTTCACGTACGAGTATCTTTCCGACGGAGGCAATCCGGAAAACGACGACAACATCGTTAGACACGCGGAGGATGGGCGGCAGCACGATACGCTCGAGAATTTTGCGCAGATCCATCGGGAGTTCTTCGATTTGTGCGATTACGTGGATCATACGGAGAGAAACGCACGCCTGGCGATAGCGGCCGCGCGGGGACACTCCAAATCCGGTATGTTCTCGAATGCCTTGCCGCTGCATCAAGTCGTGTTCCGAAAGCGGCGGTATATACTCGTCATATCCGAGACTGATGGACTGGCGAAGAAGCTCATCGGGTGGGTAAACAAGCAGCTTAAATTTAACGCGAAGCTCCGAGAAGATTTCGGGGCTCTTTTGTTTGAGCGGAATACGCAGAATGAGCGCGACAACGAAGAGGCGTTTATCACCGCGTCCGGAACGTTGGTCGAAGCGTCGTCGTCAGGTAAACAACTTCGCGGTAAGCGGCACGGGTCATATCGGCCGGACCTAGTTATCGTAGACGATCCCTCCTCACAAAACAACGAGGGAACGAAGGAAGCGCGGGAGAAGCTCGTACACTGGTTTAACTCCGTCGTGGTGCCGATTGGAACTGCGTCAACCGCGATAATCCTCGTCGGCACGATGGTATCCGCGACCGGCTTGCTGAATCACGTACTCAAGCGGAAGGACTTCAAGTCCTCGTTTCATGGCGCGGTTATATCCGAGCCTGACAATCCGAAGTTATGGGACGAGTACCTCGAAGTCTACGGACGCGCCGACGACATGGCGGAAGTAGACGAGTTTTACGCGCAGAATCGGGACGCGCTCGAAGCTGGCGTCGTATTGGCGTGGCCGTGGCGGTGGACGTATCGGGCGCTCATGCACGAGAAATTCAATATGGGGACGCGCGCATATAACTCGGAGTTCCGAAACTTGGCGTTTAGCGAAGACGAGCAATTCTTCTTTCCGGAGCAATATGGATATTACCGGTTCGAGTACGATCAGGGACGCCGATACATCCGATACGAAGACTTGAAGATACCCGTCGAGGACTTAACGATTAGCGGCGCGTGGGATATTGCACTTGGTAAGAACGCGCGGAGTTGTTATAACGCCGTGTTAACCGTTGGACGTTACGAAAAGACCGGACACATTTTCGTATTGGACGAATACGCGACGAAAGAGCAACCGCACGTATACATCGATTTGATCGTCGAGAAGATCCGCGAATGGCGTCATCACATTTTCAGCGTCGAGACGATTAACGCGCAGCACGAGTTTTATCGGCAGCTACAGGAAGCATTGCGGAAAGCAGGCGTGACTCGGACGCGGATTAACGATGTGAAGTCGCATAAGTCATCGAAAGAGGAGCGGATCGAATCGCTCGAACCACTCTGTCACAATAAAACGTTGATATTTAACCGATCGCACACGATGCTTCTCGACCAAATGGCGCAATATCCTCACGGGGATTACGTCGATTCGGCGGACGCGCTGCAGCTTTCGGTCGAACATGTATCGCGCGGCAAGAAGAAGGTACGAAATAAACCGGCGGTGTTCTACCGCTAGAGGAGGCGGAGGTTATTTACGATTTAAACGCGTACGTTTACGCAGTCGAAACGGAATACAACCGCCAACTATCGGCGGCAGATTACGCTGCTTGGGCGGTATTCTCCGGCGGGAAGAATCGGGCGTTACGGGAGTATCTCGCGACAATCCATGCGGGCTCGGATAATTACGTTAAAACAGTAGTCGCATCGATGTTATGGACGGAATACAACGGACACTTGCGTGACGGCATGAAAGATACGAAATGGGAAACGAGAGTTGCCGGACACAAAGCGTTGCTCTCCGGTGAAATTACGGTAGCCGAATACTTACGAAAGGAGGACGAAACTTGACGAAGCTATTCCGCAAGGATGCGCAGTATCCACCAGCCGCGGACATTGAACGGCTCGCGAAGTATCAACGGGCGCGATCGATATACGACGGCAAGCATCACGAAGTTTTAGAGCGCGCAACGGAACTACTAAAGGATTCGCCAGCCGCGCCTCAACTCGCGAAACTATATATCGCGGTTAACTTAATGGACGTACTCGTTTCCAAAGCCGCAGACCTAATGGTAGGCGATCCGCCGACGTTTGAATCCGGTAATCCCGACGATTCCGAAGAACAGGCGGCGCTCAACCGGATCGTCGAGGAGAACGATATAGTACAGCTTATCCACGAATCGGTAACGGGCGGAGGCATTCGGGGCGACGCGTGGTACAAATCTTACTACGCGGATAGACACGATTATTCGGTGGTCGCCGCGGCGGGATTAGAAGTTCCGCCATCGAAGCCGGAGCCGATAATCGAAGCGGTCGACGCCTCTTACGTATTCCCGGAGTTGGCGCGCGGTAGCCGTAAGAAATTCGCGGCAATTAATATCGCCTACGTCGAGTGGGTAGCGGAGAAGCAAGCGGTTATACCGTCGCTGCTATCCGGACAGAAAGCGAAGGAGACGCCGTACCTCGTAGTTGAGCGGCATATTCCCGGCTACATCATCTACGAGCGCTACAAGTTGACGGATACAGGCGTGGATAGTCGATTTGGCGCGCCGATTCCGACGTTTATGATTGGGGACGCGGTACCAACGGGTCGAACGGAGGATATCGTACCGACCGGCGTTAACCGTCCGTTAGTATTCCACGCGCCATATAAAACGGTGGATGACGACTGGAAAGGGATCGGTGGTATCGAAAAGCTGGAATCGGTGCTGGCAGCAATCAACGACCGGCTCGTACAGATCGACTATATCCTGTGGAAACACTCGGACCCAGCGATGTACGGACCGGAATATGACTCCACAAACGGGCAGACTGACGGAGTTATAAAGATGGCGAGCAGCCCGTACTTTCCGGTAGAGAAAGGAGACGTGCCTCCTGCGTACTTAACGTGGAATTCGCAGTTGGACAGCGCGTTTAAGGAGTTAGACGTATTGTTATCGCTAGTATTCATCCAATCGGAGACCCCGCAGTGGCTATTCGGAACGGTGATGGCTGGCGCGGACAAAGGCGGAAGCGGCACGTCGCACACGGACGGCGCGGCGATAAAGGCCCGATTCATGCCGATCCTCTCGAAAGTCCGCCGCATTCGGACGCACATCGATAAGGCGTTACGGGACGCGCTATGGACGGCGATGGAATTAGAGAATTACGCAAATGAAGGCGTCGAAGGATTCGTTCCGTACAAGCCGGTCTATCCGAAGATTAATTGGCGCGATGGCATTCCGAAGAACGAGAAAGAGGAAGCGGAAATCTACTCGATACGGACCGGGGGTAAGCCGACCGCCAGCGTGCAGGACTCGATCAAGCGGATGGACGGTGCGGACGATCTGCAGGCACGCGAAATGATGGACAGAATCGCGGAGGACGAGAAGGCGGCGGGCTTCGTGGATTCCACGGTATTTAACGAGGTTGTCGTCTAATGGCGGATAAGAACGCGGCCCTCGTCGCCGCCTACAAAGCGGGCATCAAGCGGATTAACGCCGAACTCGCCACGTTTGCCTTATCGGATATGTCGCGCGCCATTCAACTCGCTACGTTAAAGGCGATATCGGACGTCCTGGCGGAGATAGACGGGGCGTCCTCCGATTGGGTCCGCGAACACGTACCGGAAGCCGTCCGCATCGGAATCGTCGACGCTATTATCGCGACAGGAGCCGCCAAATCTACCGCCGAAGCCACGAAGATTGTCTCGTTTAACCGCGCGAATCAGGCGTTAATCGACGCGGTGACCACGGACACGCACGCGGACCTCCTCGCTGTAACGCAAAACATCGATCGGCGCACGAAAGCCGCGATAAGGCAGGCGGCAGCCACGGTAAGACGCGAGAACATGGCGGCGGGGATTAACGGGCGCAAGACGATTAATCGCGAAACGCTGGCGGAATTGCGAAAGACGCTCGGCAAGGCAGTGGAGTCGGGCATTATCGATGCGGGCGGGAATAAGTGGAAGCCGGAAGTTTACGTCGATATGGTCACGCGGACTAAACTGGCGGAAGCACAACGGGAATCGACGGCTAACGAAGCGGTTCAGCGCGGCGCATTTTACGGAGTGATTTCGAGTCATGGCGCGACTGACGCTTGCGCGCGATGGGAGGGGCGAATCGTGAAACTTACGATGGAGGCGAGCGGGGAATATCCGTACCTTTTCGACCTGCCGCGCCGAGAAATATTCCATTAACATACGGGTGGCTTTGCGTGGTGACGCGCATCGAATAACCGCTTAAATTCAGGGAACCCGTAACGTAAAGACGACGGCAACCGTGAGCGAAACCTGTCCACGCAATGCGTAATCCTAAAGCAGACAGGGACGTGCAGAGACTATAATAGCGGGATCTCTTCGGAGATCATGGGATAGTCCGAACCCGTAGGAAACTACGGAACCGTTCGCCGAATTGCAGGCATATGGTAACTCCGATCCGTAATCCGGAAAAATTAACCGAAGGGGGAACGTAAAAGTGTCGCAAAACTACGTAATTAAAACGTTTAGTGAGGCGGACACACAACCGGTCAGACTATC